CAACAAATACAGGGGGTGGTAATTAAAGCGACTCAGTGGAGGTACTTTTCTCGGGAACAGGCATATTTTTCTTACGCTGTTGAGCTGATTTATCCGACGCGGAAAACCTGAGGCAAATGCAGTGAAAATGGCCGGTCGGAAAAATCCGCGCAAACGAAAAAGCCCCGTAGATTTTCATCTACGGGGCTTTTTATGTATGGCGGAGAGATAGGGATTCGAACCCCTGACATAGCCCCGACAGACCGCTATGGGCCAGCGATTCAGCGGTTCTTACCTGAGCTTCAGGGCCTAGAACGGCCTACAAAGGTCTCAGAAATGCCCTAATTTTGCCCTAAGCAAATGATCACTTCGACTCACAACCTATCGAGGAGCGAAGCCATTTGCAACATCTACAAACCGAGAGGCTTCCGCAAGTTTTTCTGATCTCTCCACACTCTGAATTTTCCAATCTTCGGTAGAGCCTATGCGTTTACCTTCCGGGTTAGAATGATTTGTTATGAAGAGTTCATCAACCAATTTCGGCATACGCGAGCTATATCGAAACCCAAAAGTCACGAGGTTAAAGTGCTTATAAAGAAGCTCAATGACATGATGCTTATCATAACTCAAGAACCAGGGCACATTTAGATCAGCCAGCGACTCGTACAACTCATAATGATCAGAGGTGTTGTAGTGGTGTCTGTAAAGCCTTTTACCCTGATCAAAATATGGAGGATCAACGTAATATATGGAGTCGGCCCCGTATAAAGTCGGCCGCCTAATTACCTCCAAAGCATCACCAAATATTATTTCCACCCTACCCGACAAGCGAGCAAGATTTTGTATACGTTTACATATATCCGGCTTATTAAATCTACAGTCAATTTTATAATCTGATGATTGGGACAAACCACCAATAGGCTTCGCACTCAATATACCAGAGTAATTCACCCTATTAAAAAACAGCCCAGCAAATCCAAGATCAACTATTGGTGCTAAGCTAGGCGCATCCAGCTCTCTCAATGGCTGCAAGCTATGCCAAGTATTTAAATCAATTTCAGTTGAAAGAATTTTATCCAGCAGTTCATCTGCATGATTAAATACAGAGTACCAAAAAGCATACACTAATGGATCGCGCTCTACCAACACAGCACTGTCACATACATTATTTTGAAGAGCGTAAAAACTAACCGCACCACTACCGCAATAAGGCTCTACGATTTTTTTAAAACCAATATCTAACTGACGTATGACTTCAAAAAAAATTGGCGCAAAAGCAGCTTTACTACCCGGATAACGCAACGGGCCTTTTAAATTACCTGGACTCTTAAGCTGCACTTAATTTCGCTCTTTCATCTGTGACCCATTGCGCGATCGCCGGCATACACTCCCTTCCCTCAATAACCAAGTTTGGATGATCCGCAGCCAGCCTTAAGCCGCGCTGGTAATATCTCGGTATAGAAAACCGATATAAAAACTGTCCAAACTGTGCAAAAAGAATCTGCAATTGCTGGTCTAATGTCGCCCCTGTATAGAGCGGGAACAGCATAGGCATAAACATTGCAGCTTGAGGTTCGCAAGCAGGGGCTGTATTGAACCAATTCCGATGAAACGTGTGAATTGGTTGCCCTTTAATAGATTTTACATCCCAGTTGTTCCCAGAGGCAACTTGAGCCAACATATAATATGCGGGCAAAGCTGTATCCTCTCGCTTCGACCAAGCAATGATATCTATCTCTTCATCTTTTGGAGAAGGAGAAGTTCCAGCGATTGCCACCTCTACTGGCGTTCCATCGCAAATAAGCTCATATGTAGCTCGTAGCTTAGCCAAAAAACCGCTCTTGTCAGGACGCGGAAAACCAAACCATATAGCGTTACCCTGTACTAACCCAGCTGCTGCAACCGTAGAACACCCTTGAAAGCTTCTACGTATCGAATCATCTATATTAGGTGTATAGCTACCATTAAGCACATCATCTCTTTTGGTATGGGATAGCAGCAAGCAGAATACATAAACGATGGACGAGTCAACCAGCTCTTTAAGGACTAACCGATTGCCATCTTCTGTATATTCGAAAGGGTAATTTTCGACCCCAACTCTCTGCATCCGGTCCTGGATAATTTCATTGAGCCGCTGGATTGTTTCCTCAGCACGCAGATCAGCATCTTCACCATCATCTTCACCCATGATGCCTATCTGGCGCTGCAGATCAGGGAAGCTTAAGGAGTGCGCTGCAGAACGGAGCACTGAAAGCTCCATCCAATCCCCAAGATCGTGATCCTGCAAGTCTTCCGAAAAATTATTAAGAGGCACTATTTTTTCTCGCGTCATTAACGTAGAGAGAAAGAATTTTGGCTTGAGTAGTGATTTCTTTCACTATCGCAACAGTACTCTCAGTAATATCTTCCGCGTCTACCTTAGAAGCTAGTTCAATCGCTTTTACCAGCTGTAAATGCGCAGCAGTCATAGCATCTGCGAGCACTCGAGATGGAGGCAAAGTATCTTCGAATGCAATATAAAGTTCCGCACCTGAGCGGAGCTTTGTGAGCGCCACGTCATTCGCAAGCACCTTACCCAAATTTTTCAAATCGGGATTTTGAGACTTTACTTTCGCCGCTATATTTGCTGACTTAGAACCATATACAAAAGTCAACATCTCACCGAGCACTGGCAATTTTTCTGGCGGGATAGGAACCGAGCTAGGATTTTTATCCCAGCCCAATTCAAGCCCTAAAAACTCCCTATACTCAGGTCGTCCTAATGCAGTATACAAATGCGAGAACGCGAAACGCCCTGGATTGGTTCTATCATTTATATTGTAAACACCACTTTCTTCAGCTTGATCAAGCAGTAACAAGCTGCTTACTAACGAACGGATTGTATTGTGATTATCGCCCAACTTTGTAGCAATATTATCTATCGTAATTCCGCTGTCGCGCTCTGACTTGTACCATTCGGTAGCAAATCTTGCCTTCGCATACGCGTCCCATCTTTGCGGACCGTTAATATGCTTAAAACCAATAAAGGCCCGAGCATCCTCGTGTGTTGCAACCCTAAAAACCTTTACAGCATCAGTACTATCTAACACCTCTTGAGTGACTGTCGGAAGCTTCACACCAAGGCTTTCAGCTAAACTTGAATCCCTTATTAGCTTGATAGCAGTGAGCCGCCGATTACCCTCAAGCACCGTATAGGGAGGCTCCCCGCTTTCGGAATAAATAATTAGCGGCTCGAGATTTAGATATTTATTATCACAAATTGAAATGATCAACTCAGAAACATCAGCGATTGAAAAAATCGCTCTGATTACGTCATTTTCATTATCGAAGTGATATTCTGTGCCAGTCATCAGTCGAGGGTTGTCTCGATCCAACTCTAAAAGTTCGATTGGGCAATCGACGACCACACTTAATGGAATATTCATAGCGGGGGTTTTTACCGCGTCATCCGGTTGCTGTTCTTCAGTCATATTTATCCCCCTAGGTTCAATAATGCTGTCCAAAACAGCATTTAGTGCCGATACTTCTATGGCAGCAAACTAAATTTGTACGCGCTTATACCATTTTTTACGGATTTTCGCAACGCATTTTAAAAATCAAACTTCTACCCCTATACCATAAAATATTCTTGATTAATGACAGTCTAGTACCACCTTACACACTATGCTCAACTTCAAAAAAAGCAAAAGCAACAGCTCACCATAGAACTTTGATATTAGATAAATTTTTCGCCCGAGGAAATTAATTACAGTCCACCATCCAAAGCTCATCAATCAGTGTAGTGAAACTCTGACTCTTCATCTCGCGCCGCATGGCCCAACAGGGGCTGATCGGCACGCTCGCCGGCCGCATCATCCCCCTGCCCCACCTATCATTGATCTTATCCAGCACAGCCATCAGGTTCGTCGCTTCAGTCGGCTGGGTGATAGTGAAAAAATCCTCGGTGTACTCACCAATTGACAAAGGTTGATGAGCATCACCTCTGCTTTACTGTATTTGAATCCCTGACGCGGATTTTCTTGCACAGTGAGTTCTGAGCACGCAGTTTTTCCGAAGCACGCGTCATATAAGTGAGGCGGATTCGAACTGCTGCATCAAGCGAAAGCTGTTTTTCTGCCTCCCATTTCGCTACGCAGTTCGCCAATCAGACTGGCAATTTCTCGACTGGATACCAGGTTCGCGGTCGATACTCCTGTGACCAGTAATTCGACGCACCCGGATTCTGGCTCGAATACCTTGATCATCAATGATCCATCAGGATTGACGGTACAAGTGCAGGAGAGAGGCAGAAAACCACATTCAATGATGCGGCGGAGCTCAAGGGTGGAAATCATGACGTTCGTCCTTAGGGTCAATGTTTATGGATTCTTGTCTTTTAATAATAGGTTCCCTCCACCTGCCCTAGCGGAGAAAAAATCGCCCACCTATCGGCGTTTTTCCTGACCGTATATCCCTCAAATACTACAGTTCGTCGCTCTACCCTCGCCCACGCTTCGCACTCCAACTACTGTACATAAAACCAGTATCCGTACAGCGAACCCGTTTCAATGAATTTCGACCAGGCTAAAGCGCTGAGACTTCAGCAGTGGCGCTCGACCCTCGACGACCACGATTTTCGAATGCAGAACCCCGAGGCGCACCGGCAGCACCTTCACTCCATGGCATCCACTTTGCTCGCCGAAGGGTTGATCAACCCGCTTGAGCAATACGACATGAATGAAATGGCGAACGCCGCGTACTGGCATGCTGTGGAAGAACTGCAGAGTCATCCTGTCCGCTATTGCGGCGCATCGAGCTATGACGTTGTGGCCCGCGACGGCTCCCTGACACTTGGGGTAATCGGGCAAACCATTTTCAACGCGAGAAGGGACAACCAAGACGAAGTTCGAACCACCTACGATGGCAAGGTCTATCGTGACGGCTCCAGGACGAATCTTGTTCTCAACCCATCAGGCGTCATGGCACGCATTGAAGGCCTTATCCTGACCTTGCGTGATGGTCGACAGTTCGATCTCATCGAGACGGGCCGGATGATTCTCGGGGTGACCTACACGCCGATTGAGGATCCCGATATTTATCGCGCCCTGGTCGACGCGGCGCAGGTCGCACTGGAAGGTCGTAACCTGAACGCCTACGAGAAAATGCGACCGTTTATTGATCTGGCCAGGTTCAAAACCTGCCCCGCTTGCCTCGACCGCTTTGACCGAAGGGACGACTGCGCTGCCTGCTCCGGACAAGGCTTCGTCATTAAGCATCCGAGTGCTGGTCTACGCTAAAAGCACAGCTGGAGGATCTGACCATGTGTAGACGCCTTTCCCAGTACCGGGGCATTCACGACTTCGTCGCGGCGCTCAGCATGCCAAACGCACTGATTAACTATACTGGCGACCAGCCTTTCGAGCGCTACAACGCTGCGCCGTCCACGCAGCTAGCCCTCTTTCATCAAGAAGGTCAGTTTCTGCGGGCTGACATGGTTCGCTGGGGATGGCGGCCGCATTGGGCCAAAGACCGCGCAGCGCCAATCAATGCCCGAGTTGAGAAAGTCGCTCATGGTCCTTTTTTCAAAGCGATCTGGCCGCACCGAGCAATCATCGCCATCGACAACTGGTTTGAATGGGTAGATGAAGGCGGTCCAAAGAAGCAACCCTACTTAATTCGTCACCGTGACCGAACTCCGATCCTCTGTGCTGCGATCGGCCTGGCCGGTAACGCTGACGCCTGAACTGGCCCGGGAATGGCTGGACCCGGCCACGCCCAATGAGCACGCCGAACAGATGGTGCTGCTGCAGGGGGAGCCAACCGAAGCATTCGAGTGGTTCAGGGTCGACAGAGCGATAGGCAATGTCCGCAATCAGGGTGCCGCATTGATCACTCCGACTTCGCCACTAGAGTCATGATCTGCCCGATTATTGCGAAGTATGGTTTGTGCATGACTTCCACTTTTCGTGTAATAAACATTTTAACTGTTCATCACTTAACAAATCATTCACCCCAGCAAACACAAGCCTTTCGCCCCACCGGCATCTAACAACAAGAATTACCCATCAACTAACACCCATGCATGATTTCCACTTTTCGTGTAAAAAACAGGTAATAGCAATTTTCCAAAATCTGCGCCGAGCGCACACCCACCGTATACACCCATAGCCCTAACACCCGAATACCGTATACACCCATAGCCCTAACACCTGAACACCATATACACCCATAGCCCTAACGCCAAAGAAGTTCGACGTGCCGCATACACCTCAAGACCAGGGGACAATGTAGCCAAGCAACATGCTCAAATAAATCTCATCTAATCATTGACGAATACCGTATTTAACAACTAGTTTAAAAACAGATTCACTTTCCTCCCACTGCTACCGAGCCATTTGGCGCGGCATGTTTCTTTGCGAGAATAAAAAAATGAATGTGCTGGCTCTTCTAATGGCAACTGTTGTGTTTCTTATCAAACTCACCGAACTGTTGCAGCTTTGGAGTATTGGTTGCCCAGGATTCGCGCCATGGTGATCAGAACAATCCGCCCAACGCAGCCGGCTCCCAATTCATGATCACCAGCTCGCCGCTGATTTCGGCCTTTCCTTGTCGCTGGTTGGCGGTGGTGTAGCGGATGTCCAAGGTTTCGAAGTGAAAGCCTTCGAACACGCGACGGATGTCCGGGTGGTCGTTGATGCTAACCATCACCTTGCCTTTGCAACGGCGCATGAAGTCGGCCATCCGCTCGTAGTTCTCAAACGGGAAATCGACGCCATACCCGGCGGTCTGCCAGTAAGGCGGGTCCATGTAGTGGAAGGTGTGGGCACGGTCGTAGCGTTCGGCGCATTCCAGCCAGGGGAGGTTTTCGACGTAGGTGCCAGACAAACGCTGCCAAGCGGCTGAGAGATTCTCCTCGATCCGCAGCAGGTTGATGGCTGGGCCGGTGGTCGCAGTGCCGAACGTCTGCCCGGTGACCTTGCCGGCGAAGGCATGGTGTTGCAGGTAGAAGAATCGGGCGGCGCGCTGAATGTCGGTCAGGGTTTCGGGGCGGGTCATCTTCTGCCACTCAAACACCTGGCGTGAGCTGAGCGCCCATTTGAATTGGCGCACGAACTCTTCGAGGTGGTTCTGCACGACGCGGTACAGCGCCACCAGGTCGCCATTGATGTCGTTGAGGACTTCTACGGGTGCTGCCTGAGGCCGCATGAAGTACAGCGCGGCACCGCCGGCAAAGACTTCGACGTAGCATTCGTGTGGCGGAAAAAGCGGAATGAGGCGGTCGGCCAGGCGGCGTTTGCCGCCCATCCAAGGGATGATGGGTGTAGACATTGATAGCAAGACCTTTACTGTATGGATAAACAGGTGCTAGGCTCGCCGCGCTTCGTGCACGGAGTAAGAGCCTTGGCTGGACTTGCAGGGCCAATCTGCAGGGACGGCGGCCGGGTTGGATGTTGACGCATCCACTCCGGTCGCTCTTTTTTACTTCGGGGTTGAGACTTCTCTGGCGTAGGCCTGACAGGCTGCCAATGCGATCAGTCCTTGGTCGCCGGCATCGGTGATGCCGATAATTCGTTGAGCATGCGCTGGGTCAAGTTGGGCTCTTGTGGGGCCATGAACCACGCCGCTGGTTGTGGGGGTGGCTGACATTGAGCCGCTGCTGGCCGAGTGGGTGGCGTCGAGTAGGACTGACAGGCGCAGATCAGCAGTGGCAAGACGGTCGCGCAGGCGACCTTGATCACGTTGGGCATCGCTCAGAGCTCGGTAGTGGGTGTGTTCACTGGCTGAAAGCTGCTGCTCCAGGGCCAGACGTTTGTCCTGCTCGGCCTGTTGCTGCGCGGAAGCAGCCAGTGTCTGTTGGTTGAGTGTTTCCGCCTGCAGGCGGGCTTGTTGTTCAAGCTGCCGACCGTAGCGCCAGTCCTGAACCTGCCACGCCAGCGCGGCAGATCCGCCGGCCAAGGCGGCCAGCAGCACACCTTGGGCCAGCAGCCGATACGGTGCCGGGATTAGGTCGATGACACGCATAGCACTGCCCTCGCCCGTTCCCACAACTGCAGCCGATCCGCCAGGCCATTCAGACCGCCGTTAATCTTGCGGGTGATCACTTCGAATTCATCCCTATCCGCCAGAGCGTTCAGCTCTCGCACCCACCAGAACCATGCGGCCGACTCGGCAGCCCATTGCGGCAGCTCGAGCAGCTCTGGGGTGCACAGCAATCGTTCGTCGCCAAACAGCGCCAGGCTGCAGCGCAGGTAGTTGTTGCGGCCGGTCACCTGGATCAGTCCGCGACCGCGATAGCGCTGGCCATCACCGTCCGCTTCTGGCGTATTGCCCAGCTTCGCCGCCAGATTACCGGTGTCGTACTTGCTCAGGTACTGATCGCCGCCCAGTTCGCGGACGTACTGCAGTTGACCGGACTCGTGACCGACTTGGGCCAGGAATGCGGCCTGGCGCTTCGGTGTGTCGATTTGCCGGTGGGCCATGGCGGTGTTTAGGGCGGATACAAAAACGCCCGCTTGGCGGCGGGCGTTCGGCATGATGAGTTGCAGCTGTTTCTCGGTTAAGGACATACAAACTCCAGGCATAAAAAAACCGCTCTCGGCGGCTATGGGTACTCTGTAGCGTTACTTCAGGGACACGACTTTGACCGGCCTCGCCTCCTTCTTCTTTTTCCTGCCCTTGGCCTTAGCCTTTCCATTCTTGCCGCCGTTGCATTCGACGGTGGTCGACCAACCGGCTTGGGTGTAGACCTGCTCGACCGAATCAATCAGGTATTCGCCATCGAGCCCGACCTTGAAACCCTGGGCGTTGATCGTCCGCTCGGCAAACAGGTCCGTGCGCCCGGGCATTTCAAAACGAACATCCGCGCTCGAGCGGTTGAACGCCGCCAAACGCGCCTTGGCCGCCGATTCCGCGGCGGTCTTGTTCGGGTGAATGTGCCGATCGGTATGCACCGCCGGCAGGCCGTCCGGCACGTCGTCATTGTCCAAGGAGACGACCGCGAGCTTTCCGGTCTTCTTGTCCTGGTGCTTGGTGGCCACCGCCTTGTGCGCGCTACGATCGCCAAAGCGAAACTGCCAGCGACTGACGTCACTGCGGGTCAGCGTGACGGCCCCAAACGCCTTGCCGCTGGCCGTCTGGCCACCTTGACGGGGCATCACCAACAGCTTCCCGTCGCCCACCTTGGCGGTACAGTCGTATTGCTTGGCCAGTCGGGTGATGAAATTGAAGTCGGATTCGCTGAGCTGGTCCGCCCGGGCGACCTTCGTCGTGACCGGGCACACCGGTTGCCAGCCGTTACGCGTGGCGACATCGCTGACGATCTTGGACAGCGGCACATTCTCCCAGCTACCGCTGCGGATGGTCTTACCGCTGCCGCGCATGTCGCTGGCCTTGCCCTTGATCACGATCACATCCGGCGGACCGGATACCGTGACCTCGTCCACCACATAACGCCCCAGACGCGTCAGGGTCGTCTCGGCATAGCCCAGGTAGATCTCGATGCCGATGCCCTTACGGGGCAGTGTCACCAGCCCGTCGCGGTCATCGATGCGCAGTTCGAACTCGTCCGACTCCATGCCGGGCTTGTCCGTGGTGCTGAGCTGCAACAGCCGATCGTTGATCAGGCCCGTGATATCGGCACCATCCGCCACGATACGAAAGATGGGCGTCATGAATTTTTTCCAAAAAAATACCCGCACAAGGCGGGTAAGAAAGTAAGGAGCTTGAAGAAATGAACGACACGAGTGTAGACCATCAATCCCATAGCGTTACCTGCTCCGTAGCGGGGACCAGCAGATCCGGCAGCGTGATGACTACCCCGGCACGATAGGGTTGAGGCTCGTCAGCCAACCCCTGATTGGCATCCAGCACAGCCTCGACACTGCCGACCAGATGGCCGTAGTAGTTGTGACAGATGGTGTCCAACAGATCCCCATCAGACGTTCTGCATGTCGTCGCCATAGCGCACAAACTCCAGCGTGAACCCTTGTTTGCGCGGGATACCGCCCTGCATCAGCGCGCTCTGTTCTTCCTCAATGCTCTTGAGGCACCAGTTCCCCAGCACGTCGCCATAGCCCGTGACCAGACTCAACGGCTCAAGCCTGGCGCCGATCGCGCGCAACGTGTCGAGCTGCTTCAGGCCGCCCTTGAAACCCGGAAAGATCGCGCCCTTGAGCGTGATCTTCTCGTCGCCCATGCCCACGGCTTGCTGCGCCGGACGGCGCGACAGACGTTCCTGCGAGGCCCAGCGGAAATCGGTCGAGCGGCGCAGCTCATCAAAGGCCGCCGTGTCGAGGTTGAAGAAATACGGCTGCGCCTTAGGGTCTTTGGGCTGGATGATCAGCAAGTGCGGGAACGGCTTCACTGCCTCCGGCGCCGGCGTCGAATCCGTGGCAAAGGCCCCGGTGGGCACGATGTTGGCCAGCGCGGGACTGGCCTTGCCGGCGATCTTGTTGATCGCCGTCGCCGCCTTGCCCGCCTGCTCTTTCAGCACTGCCATCCGTTCGTCAATCTGCGACAGCGCCCGGCTGGCCGTGTTGTACGTGGCCACCACCTGCCCGACCTTGGCCTGGGCCGCATTCACCCCGCGCATGACGCGCTGCAGCTTGGCGCCGATCGCGGGGCCGACAAAGGGCAGCCCCTCCAACTCGGACGTCGCGCCGGTGATTTCCCCGATCGCGCCATTCACCGGTCCCAGCATGCCATCCAGGCTGCGCCGACCGGTTTCCCCGGCCGAGGCCAGGTACTTCAGCCCCGACTGTAATTGCCCCAATGCTTCCATGAGCCCTCCTGATTAAACGTGCGGAGCGTCAAAGAGCTGAGCGCTCCCCATTTGCTTGGCCATGTCGCGATAGTGCTGATCGAGCAACGGCTTGAGCTGACCGTACAGCTGCGCCGCGTCCTTCACGTCACCGTTGACCACCAGCGAAAACGGCGCCTGAATGTCCACCTTGGATTCGATCTTGGCGGGCTCCGGCTTCACGGCCGGCGCCAGGACCTTGGCCAGCGGCCCCGCCCCGGCATCGGCGCTGGCCGGCGGCAACATCATCGAGCGTGCGGCATCACCGGGCTGCGTCTCGGCAGCAGTGGCAGCGCGGGCGGGCACAGCGGCGGCCGGCAGCACCGGCGCACCACCACGGGCCATCACCAGCGATCCGGCCACTGGCGCCGCGAACGACTTGGCAACGTCGCCCATCACTGGCGGAATGTCCTTGCCGGCATTACTCATCATCAGCGGCCCGGCGGCCGGCATCCGCTTCAGCTCGTCGGGCGTGCCAAACATTGACTTGCCGATCGCACCGCCCAGCGCATCACCGCCCTGGTTGCCGAGATACCCCCCAATCAATCCGCCGACAAAGGTGCCAATCACCGGCAACACCGCCGTACCGATCGCCGCACCAGCGGCGGCACCGGTCAGCGTGCCCGCCAACCCACCCGCCGCCGCGCCGTAGCCCTCGGCCTTCTCGTCCCGCGTCTCGGCGTTCTGATAGGTGTCATAGGCCTTGTAACCGGCCTCAGCGACCGCGAACACCGCCGTCCCTTTGACCACAGCACCGACACCACCCCCACCACGCATGCCGCCGCCCTTGCCGCCCGCCCGGCCTTTTTTGCCCTTTTTGCCTTCGTCACCGGCATCGAGGCCGCCGCCATCCAGCCCGCCGGCACCACCGGCCGGCATGTTGGTGACGATCACCTTTTGCGGGATGTTGGGATTGCCCATCAGCGAACCGCGCCCGAGGTTCATCAGGCCCTTGGCAATCTTGAAGCTGCTCATGGCAGCCTGAAAGCCGATCACGGCCGCGACGGCCGCACCGATGCCCGTCACCAGCCGGGGCGACTCATCGGACAGTTTGGCGAGGCCTTGCGTGACGGAGGTCACCCCGTCGACCACTGCGTCAGTCACCGGCCGAAAGGCATCACCGATGCCACGCATGGCCTCGTCGATGCCCTGGACCATTTCCGCCTGTTTCTGCACGGAGGACTGTCGGCGCTCCTCCAGGTTCTTGTCCAGAATCCCCGTGGCGCTGGCCGACTCGCTTTTCAACTTCGCATACAGATCCTTGTTCTGCATGAACGCGGTCAAGGCGCCCTTGACCTGCATGTCGGCGAACAGATCGCCGGTGCGCAAAGCCTGCTCCAGGGAGGCAATCATGGCCTTGGCTTTTTCCGGATCGGTCTCCTTGCTGATCTTGGCCGTGGCTTCCGCCATGGCGGCGGCCTTCTTCGGGTCGGTTGCCGCGATGTATTTTTGCGCCAGCTCAAAGCTGGACTCCAGCGTGGACTTGCCATTCTGCAGGCCGGTGTTCATCGAACCCTGGTAATCGATCCCGGCCTTTTTGTAGGCCTCGACCGTGTCACCCGAGCCGATCTTTTCCATCCAGTTCTTGAGGTTGTTCGCCGCCTCATCCGAGCCGCCGGCGGTCTTCATTTGCACCTGAAGCATCGCGCCCAGTTGCGTGACCGAATCCATACCGGTGATGCCCAGCTTGCCCATGCCTGCCAGCAGCTCAGGGAACCAGCGCGCCATATCGGCCGCCTCGAAGCTGCCCGCCTGCCCTTGGTAGGCGATCGCCTCCAGCGCCTTCTGCATCACTGCCGGGTCGGATATTTTGGCGTTCTGCCCCAGGGCGTTGATCATGCGCGCGGTTTCGCCACCATCCGAGCCTTGGCCCACAGCGAACTTGGCCGCCGTCGGGGCGTATTGCAGGGCCTTGTCCAGCTCCATGCCGGCCCCCACCAGCGCGTTGACCACCTCGGCCACCTGATTGCGCGCCATGCCGGTGTCGCGAGACGTGTCGATTACCGTCCGGGACAGCTTCGCTTCTTCGGGCTTGTTGGAAATGTTCGACTTGATCGCAATGTCACGAATGATCGCGCCATAGTCCGCGCTGATCTTCGCCGGGAGCGCCAGCGCGGCCGTGCCGGCGACCGCTTGGCCGACACTGCTTCTCAGGCGTTGCTTGCCTTCATCGAGCTGATGGTGACCTTTGGCTTTCAGCTCGGCCTTGGCGGCCGCCTGCCCCATGGTGCTGTAAGCTTTGGCCAGATTGCGGACTTCAACGCCTTGCTTCTTCAAGCTGCTAAGATTGCTTTCCAGCTGTTTCAGCAGCGCGCCGGCGCCCTTCTCGCCCGCCATGTGTGCCTTGCGCCATTCATCGCGCAACCGCATGGTGTCGCCAATGGTCTTTTCCAGCACCCGGGCTTTTTTGCCTTCGGCTTCCAGGCGCTTGATGCGACTGGTGACATCCTTGAACGCGGAACCCACGGTAGAGCTGACCGCCCCGCCAATGACCAGGCCGAGCGCGAGTTTGTTCGCCATGTACTTGCCCTATACGTCGGGTCGATCAAACAGCGGCTCAATCCGTGAGCCACCAAACCATCTCTGAAAAGGGCATGGCCGTAATCTCGGCGGCAGAGAAACCGGTCTCTTTCGCCAAGCGTTGGGCCGCCATTTTGAGGGTGGTCGCGTTAAACGTCGTCTTCTTCGACCAGGCGAAAATAGCCCGCCGATAGGCGCTGATAGTCCTTGTATTTCAGGCTCAACAATTCCGCCTCGGTGAGCCCCAGCAAGCTGCTAAACAGCGACAACTCCTGTTTTTCATAGTCGCCATTGCCCGCCACCTTGGAGGCGCGCCAATCCATGACACTGGGCGCACGCATCATCAGCTTGTCGGTCAGGACACCGCTGATCAGGGTTCTGTATTTGAGCGTTACGGTAACGCCCTCATCGCTCAGCTTCAGCCAGCTCGGCAGTTCTTGATCTTGGGTTACTTGGGTCATGTGCTTTTGTCCTTAGAGGCCGAGGGCCGAGCGTTCGGCGGCAGCTTGGTCGACACCGTCGACCACCATCACCATGTTGAGCGGGTCAATCTCGTACATGACCCGGCCGTCGATCTCCAGCTTGTAGTAGACCAGCTTGACCGCGTGCTTGATTTCGGCCTTGTCGGCCGGTTTCCAGTCGCCCATGTCGACCTCTTTGATGCCGCCGCGCATAGTGACAATGACCGGCGTGACCACGCCCCGCAGGCCCTTGAAGGCACCGCGGAACACGAGATTGCAGGCGGTCTGATCGGCCAGCCCGAAGTACTTCAGCGCCTCGCGGCGCACGCCGTTGGTGGTAAACGCCGCTTCCAGCTTTTCCAGCCCCATGGCGATTTCGACCGGCGACAACATGCCGCCGCCCTGATAGTCGTCGGTCTTTTGGG